AAGATGGCGAGTTCGCTCGCCATCACACGCCAGAGATCTAGCAGGCTCTTCATGCTTCCTCCTTCAACAGGGGGTATTGCATCCTGAGTCACATAGATCCAAAGGCTGTCGAAACAACCTTCATCGATCAGAGAGATGGGATGCCCTCACTCGGCCACTTTCGTGACACGACTCATAAAAACTATGAGCCCAGTGATCTCGAAGACCACAACATCCGGATGATATACCGGAGCCCCGCATTTCAGCGAGGAGAGTGAGGGTCCCACCCTCGCCAGAGCTAAGATCTAGTTCTGGCCCTGGACAAGCTTCAATGCATTAGCATTGGATCCAGTCGTGAGCCACCCAGTAAGGGCGTTCACGGACAGGACAGCCACTGCGGGATCAACAATCCCGTTTGCGGCCGGCGTGTCGACAACGAGGTAGACACTGGTGGACTCGAAACTCGAGTTACCAGCGACGTACGGGGAAGCATTGACAAGGCCTACATTCAGCCTGGCCATGCGCCTCGTACGTCGTCCGTACTGGTGAGAAATCTCCAGTCCGTACGTCGTAGTACCAGAGTTGGTAAAGAAGCTCCCGGCGTTCACGCCGGAAGACGTCCGAACCAGGCTCTGGGCAACCGCGTTGTAAGTGATCGATTGCGGATCGGCAAATGCCATGTGACAGAATCTCTCCGTGAGGTGATGCCCATGGTAGGACATCTTGTTGGTGGACGCGACGTTTATACATCGCACGTCAACGATGTGTACAGCTGGAAAGGGATAGAATCCCACTGCTCACAAGAAATGCTGGTGAGACAGTCCAACTGCTGCCAGGATTGCCTTCTGAACGGACGAAAGTCCGTCATATGTCAATCCAAATCCGTACGGCGAAGCTGGAAATCGAACCTTCCACTCGGATAAGTGTTCGGTCCGTGCGCCACTCGTATTCGAACTTGCGTTCGGACTCGAGTTCCACACCTCCTTTTTCCACTTGTGGCACATAATGTACCCATAGTGGAGGAGGAGACTATCGTCGGAAAACGCAGAAATGTTGTGTGCAACATCTCCAACGTTTACTGCCCAATCGACAGCCCAGCTCCACGGGGCGGCATCCCATACGG